TGCAGCTGCTGGTAGAGGGTGCCGTTCTGCTGCACCCGCTCCCGCACCTTCTCGATGCCCTCAAAGTCCATCATGTCCAGCGCCGCCAGTGCGGCGTCCGCGTTGGCCGGGGCGAAGAACCCCAGCTGGTAGCATTCCTTTGCCGTCTCGTTCTGGGAGAGGCGGTTGAAGGTGCTCTTCTTCGCCGCGCTCACCGTGATGTCGAACACCGGCTCGTGGGCCCCCAGCTCCACGCCGCCCACCATGCCAACCGGCTGGGGCCGCAGCGCTTGGCCGGAAAATGGCACGAACTCCGTCTGGCCCGTGGGCCCCGTGATGCGGTACACCCGCTCTTCGTCGTAGAACTGCCGCATCAGCTCGATGATGAGGTAGCATTCTTTCGCGAAGGCCCGGTAGGCGCTCTTCAGCATATCGCGGGAGAGCTTCGAACCCGCCTCCTGTAAAGCCGCAATGGCCGAAGCCGCCGTCAGGCCGCTGGTGGTGCCGCCCTGCGAGACGTCCCGGTTGCCGCTGATTTCCTTCAGCTCGGCCACCCGCGCGTCCCGGTAGCTGATGCAGTTTCCCTGTAAGCCCGCCGTCTGCAAGGGGCTCAGGATGCCGTCCCGGATGCCCCCGGCCACGTGCACGATGTCCTTGGACCAGTCCGCCAGTTCCTCTTCGTTCACCCCCGCCGCGTCGCTCAGCAAAAAGCGGGGCTTTGCCGCCAGCTTGATGTTCTCGTCCATGGCGTGATTCATCTCGTCGATGGCGGTCTGGGTGTCCTTCATCACGTCGATGTACCCAAAGCCCGCCGGGCTGTCTTCCTCCATGAACAACGGATCGAACACAAAGGGGTACTGGCCGTGATCGTAGAACCCCCGGTCGGCATACTGCGGGTCGTTCTCGCTGGCGTAGAGGACGACCCCGTTGCAGAACTTGCAGTAATGCAGCAGCGGTTGCCCCTCCGGGCGGGCCTTTTTGTAGTACCAATCCACCACCACGCTCTTGTCGGCGGTGGAGATGTTTTCATCGTGGATGTACTTGGCCACTTCCAGCGTGCTCCCGGTGTGGCCGTCCATCTGGGGCCACTTGGCCTTCAACTGGTCGTTGTCTTCCAGACTCAGGCTGAACAGGTTCGGCGATTCCTGAATGTCCATCACGCCCGGCTCCCAGTACAACATCAGGATGTCCATGCTCTTGATGGCGATGTCTCCGATGCCGCTGCGCTTCGTCGGGTCCCAGAAGATGCCCTTCACGCCGGTGCCCTGCTTGAGCTTGCGCCACCATGTGTCGCTGTATGCCTGTTCGTAGTCCGCCTGTTCCAGCACCACCGGCAGCACCTTCGAGAGGACCTTCGCCGTATTCTCGTCGTCCGCCGCTCTGGGCAGCACGTTGGGTTCCGGGTAGTTGTCCATGGCGTCGGCGTGCTTGTTGGCAATGGAGTTGAACAGCCACCCGCTCGCCGGGGTGGGTTTGTCCTCCATCATCTTGTTCTTGTAATTCTTCCAGTGCCGCATCCGGAACCACAGCTCGTTGTCCACGATCCGGCTGTCCAGCGCGGCCTTGCCGCTCTTGTACTGCTGCAAAAGCTGCGCCGCCTTCGCCACCTCTTCGGTGCCGATGACGTCTTCGGCAGCCAGAATCACTTCGTCTTCCATTGGTTCTCCCTTCTCCCAAATGCTCCCCATCGGGGAGCTGTCTGCAACGCAGACTAAGGGGCTTCCTCTAAGCAGAGCTCTACGGGTTGCGGCTCCCAGCGTCTGCTTCGCTTTGCTCGCATCCTGCTGGCCGCTGCCCCAACAGCTCCTCCCTGCTTCCGCCACTGGCGGCGGTCGTCGCCGTTGCACTTTGGGGGAGCTGCAAGCAGCGCCGCCGTCAGGCGGACTGCGCGCTGAGAGGACCAGCTTCCTACACCCTATAGAACTTCGTCCGTCTCCCATCCAGTTCCAGCGGATCGTCCCGCAGCAGCGGAGCTTCCATATGCTGCCGGGGGCTGATGGGGTTCTCCATCAGCACATACCGGCACTCGTCGTAGATATGGTCTTCCTGCGTCGTGTCGATGTCCTCCACCCGGCTCTCGTCGTAGACCAGATTCGGGATGGTGCGGATGAAGTGCTTGCAGGTGTCGAAGACCTGAAACATCGGCTTGCCTTCTTCGTCGAAGGCCAGCCGGTAGTGGAATTGCATCTTGCCCGCCAGCCTCGTGTGGTCGCCGGGCATCCAGTGTAAAAAATTCGGGCTTTTCTCCTGCATGGCCGCAATGCTTTCGCCCCGGCTCTCGTCGAAGATGGCCGGGTCTGCCACGCCGGTAATGACCCGCCCCCGCAGCATCGGGTCGTTCTCCTCCGCCTCCCGGATCATCCGGGCCTGTTCCACCGGGTTCACCTTCGTTCCCTCGTTGGGGGTCCCGGTGCAGCCGTACAGTTCCTTGATCCGGTAGAGCCGCCCTTCCTCGTCCGCCGCGTACCACCCCACCGAGAACGGCTTCGCATAGCCGAAGTCGTACCCGCGCCAGATGCGCCAGTGGACCGGGATGCGGAACGGATGGATCACGTGGGTGTACCGCTGGTCGTCGTAGTGTTCCGGGTCGTTCCGCCATTCGGTGAACACCTGCCCCGTGAAACTGTTCCAGTCGCCGTACAGCAGCGCTTTCTTTTCCGCCTCCGGCAGCGCGGCCAGATTGCCGAGGTAGCCGGGGTTGTTGGCCAGCAGCGCCTTGTTGTCGAATACCGTGGAGGGGATGAAGATGCGGGTGCGCCGCTGCTCGATCTCCCCGCCCTCCGGCGTCTTGACCTTCACGTACTGCACCATCCGTGTGCCGGGCGGGGCCGGGGTGATGAACCTTGCCTTCACCCAGCCGTGGCCCACGCCTCCGGGGTTGGCCGTGGCGCGGGTGTAGACCCGCGTGCCGGGGCCGTTGGGGCGGTTGCGGCTCATGAGGTAGCTGTACTCCGCCCACGTGAAATGGGTCAGCTCGTCGAATCCGATGAAATCGTACTGCTGGCCTTGGTAGTTGTACTTGTCCTTTTCGTGGTTCAGGCTGCCGAAATAGATCTTCGCCCCGCTGGGGAAGGTCCAGCAGTGGTTCGAGCCGTTGTACCGCGCTTTCGGGAAGCAGGGCTTGTAATACTGCATGGTCTTGTCGATCAGCTCCCGCAGCTGGGGGAAAGTCTTGCGCAGGATCAGCGCCCGGTAGTGGGGAATATCCACCTGCCGCAGCGCCTCGATCACCAGTGCGTCGCTCTTGCCGCCGCCCGCAGCCCCGCCGTACAGCGCTTCGTCCTCGGTGCGGGCCATAAATGCCAGCTGCCTCGGCTGCGGCTTCCAGATCACTTTCCTGCGTTCCGTTTCACTCACCTGCTTCCCCATGCGCTCCCCATCGGGGGCCCTATTCCACCTCGACCTCCGCCTCGTCCCCGGTTCCTTCGGCTCCGATGCAGATCATCGGCGGGGCCTCTTCGGTCTCGTCGGCCGCTTTGGCCGTCGGGGTCAGCGCCGCCGCCTTTTCGGCCACGTCCATCAATACCCGCGCCACGTTGGCAGCGTTCTTGTCGTCCATGGTCAGGCCGTCGTAGTGCTCCCGCAGTGCTTCGAGCTGCCGCCGGTCGTTGTCCAAGAGCTTCCGGTCGTAGCTGCCGGGGCTGTTGTAGACCACAAGCCCCACCTCGGCGGCGTCGGCCAGAGCTTCCTGTTCGGTCTTGAGCAAGGCTCCCACCTCGGCGTCTCCTGCCCGCACGCCCTCTTCCAGCCGCTTGTCCAGCTTCGCCCGAATTTCTGCCGCCCGCTGGCTCTCCGCCACCCGGCCTTGCAGATAGGCCACCTGTTCCTTGGCCCCGATGGACGCCCGTACCGCGATTTCCCGCGCCGCCGCCTGTCTCGCCTCGGCAAAGGCGTCGCCCTTGGCTGCTTCTTCGGCCAGCCATGAGCGGATGGTGGATTCCGGCACCTTGTACCGCCGCGCCACCGCGCAGACGTTGTTCGACGCCACCATCGCCATCACCACTTCGGCCCGCAGCTTCGGCGGGTACTTCCGCCCCCGCTGGCTGCCCTGCACCGTGTTCTTGCAATACGCCCGCTTTTTCGTCATATACCCACCTTCCCTCTGTCGCGGAGCCCAACCGTTCCCGATCGGTCGAACCCCATTCACCCAGCACAGCCAAAACCGACCTGCCAAGGGCTCCCCCCTACTAGGGGAGCTGGCGGCGCTTTGCGCCGACTGAGAGGTTTTTCTTCTGTCTACCAGCCTACCACAACACGTCGCAGAAAAATACTTGAAACATTTCGGCTATAGCAGCCCCCGCCTCGCCGCTTCCACCGCTACCGTCGATAGCACTTCCAGCTCCTTGCGGTAGTAGGTGCTGCGGCTCACATACAGCGCGGGCACCACCTCGTCCTCCGTCTTGCCTTCCAGATACCGCAGCCTCAGCAGCTGGGCGCACAAGGGTTCCACGGCCTCGTAGTGCCGCAGCACCCCTTCGATCACCTCGGCCCACGCAGCACGAACAGGCCCCTCGGCATACTGCCGCAGAGCCTTTCGTGTGGCCTTTTTCTGTTCTTTCGTCACGGCACCGCCCCCCCTTTAGGCGCGTGTTTCAACGCAAAATACCAGTATCGGTTCTGTCAGGTGCGAGGTTTCGCAGATGCAGCGTGCACCCGCCGCAGGATCACATAACATTGCGGTTCGTTCCGCTCCCAGCCGTCCGGCCGTTCGCGGCCCGGCGATTCGTGCAGCTCTCCCGGCTCCAGCACCACGCACTTCTGCAATTCCCAGCCGGGGAACCGCTGGCCCCACCAATAGGCATCCTGCGCCATCTCTCCGCACGCGGTCCGCAGCTGCTTCCGGCTCCACCGGGTGTCGTTGGGGGGCTGTTCCGCCGGGCGGCGCAGGGTGCTGGTCTCCACCCAGATCCGTTCTTTGTGCCCGTACAGGTAGCCCAGCGTTCCGTTCCCGCCGTCCTTGCCCAACAGCTTGCCCATGTCCATTCTGTCAACGTTCATGGTGCCCTGCGGCTCAAACTCGTTGGTTCCGGGAATTCGCCGCCGCCACAGGTCTTCCAGCATCTCCCGCCATTCCCGGCGCTCGGCGTCTCCCATGCCCCAGCACTCAGCAAAGCCGTGCATGTGCAGCCGTCCGGCCTCGCCCTTCCGTACAGCCACCAGCATCAGGCGGATGTGCTTCTTCTCCACGCCGAACCTCTTGCACGTCGCCGCGATCACCCGCCGCCGGTAGTTCCTCACGTCCCGCAGACACTCTTCCATGTCCTCCGGCAGGTAGGGGTCATCGTAGGTTCCGGTCAGGAAGAATCCCCGCTTGTCGAAATTCGCCAGCGCCACCCGCTGCCGGTTCCGCAGGGAAGCCATTTTGTTCTTGGCTTTTTGCCCCTCGGTGGACTCCTTGCTCTTCTTCCGCCGGGTGCTGTGCTCGGTCGGCGTGATGGAGTAGACGCCCACAGCCATGTACTCATCCCCGCAGAGTATCTTTTTCTCGCGGATGTAGTTGCATCTCATCCCGCTGCCCTCCTGCTGGCCCTTCACTTCCGGTGTTCTTTCTCTTCTGACGGTCCCCACCGTCACAAAAATAACGGGTATACAAGCTCCCCAAAGGGGCCTTGCACCCCTTCTTTTTTATAAGGTGTCAGTTTATGAAAAGTAACGGATACGGTGGACCCTTTCCTGTCCATCGTATCCGTTGCCCTTCATTGAAACACAGGCCCGTTAAGGTCTCCCCGGTTTGCCCTTTGCCGCCCAGCCGCCATAGCTCAGCTCCGGCTTTCCCTGCTTCCGGGCCTTGCGGTTGTAGAGGCACAGGTCGTGCACGTCGAGCTGTAACGGCGTCGGATTTGGAATCTTGCACGGCTCGTCCGGCTCCACCCGCCGCCGTTCCGGCTTTGGGTTCGGCTTCTGATGCTTGTACGGTTTCAACTGGAGCGGCCGCATCTCTTCCCGCCGGGTCATCTTGCCAACGCCGAACCGTTTGCTCTTGCCGCCCTGCCGGTAGATGTTGCCCACCGTACTCTTGCAGCCGCAGATCCCCTTCACTGCCAGCTCCTGCGCAGTGCCTTCGCCCAGCAGCTTCCCGGCCATGTCCCAGACCGTGTAAATGTATACCCGCCGCTGCGGCGCACCCGTGTCTTGAGGTTCATCTGCTCCCCGTCGGGGAGCTGTCTGCAACGCAGACTGAGGGGTTCCTCTAAGCAGAGCTCCCACTTCGGGGGAGCTGCAAGCAGCTCCGGCTGTGCCGGACTGCGCGCTGAGAGGGCCGACCTCCACCCTCTCCATCCGCCAGCGCCGGGGCTTGTCGGTCTTCCGGTTGCTCAGGTAGCAGGTGGAAACGCTCCCGGCGTCCTTGAAAATGCCCTTCCCGGCCAGCTGCGCCGCCGTCCCCTTTGCCACATACTCCCCCGTCTTCGCGTCGTAGACGGTGTAAATGTACTTGCTCGCGCCCATCTCAACCCCTCCTCCGGTAGGCCCCGGTGTCCATCTGTGCCTTCGCCGCCTCGATCTTCCGGCGCACCTCGTCGCCGGAAAGCGGCAGCGCCGCCCTGCCCTGCTTTCCGGCCCGCCGTCCGGCGGCCATCATCACGGCCAGCTTCAGGAACTCGTCTTCCTGCGCCTGATAGCTCCGGCTCAGAGTCTGCACGGTCTTCTCGTCGTCGATGTTCTCCACCACGATCTCCTCGGTCTGCAACGCCTCGCACGCGCAGCGCCGCAGCTTTTCCATGGCCACCTCGATGCCGTCGGCCTTGCCCCACTCGTTGAGCTGCTCATAGTTGTGCCGCATTTCCCGGTACAGCCGATTCAGCCGCTCCGCCCCGAAGCCCAGCTCCTGCACACAGGCCAGCGCCATCAACTGCCACGCCATCGTGGCTGCCCGGTCGCCCACCATTTTG